TCTACAAAGGCCTCAAACTGTTGTTGGAATGTTAGTGGAGAATTTTTGGGACGAACCCACCAATAAAAGCACTTGGTGATAGATTCCTTCTCAATAGGAGCCACAACCCCTAAATCTGGATGATTAGAAAAAGAACGCTTGAGAAAAGATACCTCATCAATAGTCTGATAAGGCACAGAGTCCTTGTTCTTATCCGCCATAGTGTATTTGATCTTCCAACGTCCAAATACTTCCTGAATATTAGTATGATTATACTTAGGAATAGAAGAATCTACCCCCAATAAATTATCATCACCATAAGTGCCCAATCGCACCAATTCACGATATGGCGTGCCAACTTTACGCGGATAATTTTCAGCAATAATAACCTGAAAAGCCATGCGCATAAGCAAACTATTAACAATACTATTGATCTCAACTGTTAACGGTTGCCCAGAAGGTTGACCATTGGCAGCACGCAATACATGCCCCTGCCACAATAATGTAGGAGAAACTACTGAAGACAAAGCCCCTGTAAGAAACTCCAAATCGGATTGAGACATGCCTCCTCGACGTGCCATCTCAACAATTATCCATGCAGCTTTATCTAACAAAGCTTTAGGTAATTGGGTATCATATCCAGAAAAGTCTCCACAGACAAAATTGGTATATTTACCCCCTCGGGTAATGTAATGCTTGAATTCTTTCCATTGTTTACTCTGCGGTGTAACACCAACGAAACATTCACTCAATTGCATGTTATTTCTCAAAATATGCTTAATAGGAATAATCCCACGAGTCATATTCAAGAAAAACACCATATCATTCCCGTAAAAAGATCGTGTCTTTTCTTCTGCCTTTTCTAGAGGTAATAGCTCATTTGTTTTCGAGCATCTCTTGAAAGGGTCAAAAGTACCACGACCATTCCTCCAATCCAACTCTTGCCTATCAATATCAGCTTCCATATAAGGCAAAAGTTTCCTAATTTCTAATGGATCGCCATCTACTTCCATATCATAATGACGAGTCTTATTCCC